GTTCCAAGCGCAAAAGTGCCGTCTGTGACAAGGTTAACACCTTCAACCAAACAGCGATCAGTTACTTCGATCTCATAGCAACCGTAACCAACTTCAAGAGCGCTGAAAATATCAACATTTAAGGTTACGAAATTTTTGTAATATTTAATGTTTCCTGATATATCAAAGCGAGTTCCGCTAGAATTAATGACCTCAAACAAGTAATCATTTCGCAGCACCCTAAGATCAACGTTTGATATGCAGCCGACAAATCCAGATGCGATATTAAATGAAACCACCCCTGTTGCCGTTGGAGTTAAGTAAACCGTATAATCCCCGTTAGATGATTGTACCGTTCCTGTTGCATTGGCAATGTATGGCGTAACTGATCCAGAAACATAGTTTGAAACGGTGTATTTGAGCCTGTATAATTTACCCGATGTGATGTAATTAGCTACGGATTCTGTAAGTAGTTCTGTTCCAAAACCAGATGAGCAAACTAAGTTATCGGAAAAGTTCCATGTTTCATTAGCTACCCATGAGGATAGCGTAATCGGCTTCATGGAAACATTGTCAATTGTGCCTGCAAAATCAGCATCGGTTATGAACCTGATTTTATCCACAACCGGCCCGGCAGGGTTAAAAAGATCAATCGAATAAGCCCCTGTTGCATCAAAATAAGCTGATGCGCCCGCTCCTGATCCTGCATCGATAGCCACGTATAAAGCACCGGCAGTTCGGGTCATGTCAAAAGTAATCCGGTAAAGCTGTGAGGCTACCAGCCCGATAAAGGATTGCTCCAGTTCACTAACTGAGCCTGCCGTACATACCACATTATTAGTTCCGTAAGCCCAGCCAGCACTTAAAGCCCAGCCAGCAGCCGATCCGGTGAAAGATCCGTTGGTTATCATTTCCGCCCCAAGCGTCATCCCCGTAAATGTCGGATCAGCTATCAGGTTACTCCCGCATGGGGTTTGATACCACTGCTGATATGGAATGTCCCCATAGTTAAACGGGTAGCAATACGACCCGTTGCAGTTCCTTACCGCAGGGCTGTTTGGATCAGGAAAGAACGGCTGTGATGTATTTTTAAGTAGTGGCATCTTGTGAAATCAGTTTAACTTTTGTTCTTCCCGTGTCGTTGTTGTGCGTTACATCCTCGATCCATCCATGACGGGTTACTCCGTCTTTTTCAAATAATGCCATTCCCGTAGGATTGGATTGTATGGTTCTCCAGTCTGATTCAGCGATGTCGTATTCAAATACATGAATCAGTTTCTTTATAGTTCTGTTTCCTGCTGTGATCGAAACGCCACCTTCGGGAGTTCCGTTGCACTCTAAAAATGAGTTCCAAAGAACTGTGAATAAGCGGGCAATGTTCTGGGTCTGACCTGTACCGTTCGGGAAGTATTCAATTTGGTAATACCCTGTTACAATATCTCCCGCAACTAAATCGGCTACAGCTATTGCATCCCGAATTTGGAATGAATCGTAATAATAATCAGCAGGATTAACCACATCCAGTTTAACGTTTAATGCCGCATCGGTAATTGTTATACCCGGCCCGGCTCTGAAAAAGTCAATACCGCCTACTAGAGCTTCTGTTTCAAAAAACAGGCTGTGCAAAAATGAGTAGTTTCCATTAACAGGAACTACATACCTGAATAATACGTTACTGTAGTTATTATTCCCGTCATAGCCGCCCTCAGTTGTTTCGTTTACATACCTAGCAGGATCGGTTCGACCGCCCGGCGGAATGAAGTTCGGGTTGTTTACATTACCGGTCATGTAGGTGATGTTCTGAGTACCGTCATCACCAAGTAATGCCCTGAACCCGTTGCCACCGATTCCTAAGAATGTACCAAATATGGTTTCAAACTTATCGGAGTGGCGTTGCAGTTTTGCGTAATTGTTCAGTCCGAAGTTGTAAAAATAAGGAGGCGTTGCTTGTCCGAAATAATCATACCGGTGTGCCTTTGCTGTGAATAGAGTAGTGTCGACTGAATCGCATTCGATCGCAAAAAAGTTATCTATAAATGATACACTTCCGCCAATTGCAGCATCCATGATAGCGTTATTGGAAAGCACCCATTCGCTGACCAGATTAAGCCGTGCTGAAACGTTACATTGTCCGAGCGGAAAGAAGTTTTCCCGCTTCCATCCGTAGTAACTGATTGCCTCGTTAAAGGTGTAAATGTTTGCCGTTATTCCCGAAGCGGTATTGGTTGATCCGACCTCAACGTCTGAATATAACTTACCTGAATCGATCGTGGTTACCAGATCCTTAATGCCGGTAAAAGAATAAATGACCGTTCCTGAATAAACCTGCTCAGAGTTTTCGATCCTCAATACAGGCGCATCGGGATTGGATGTATCAATATAATAATACAGGTTCTTTAGCTTGTCGATTTCATTGAATAAATCCTGAAACGAAATCTCAAACACCGGATCGGGAAGCGTAGGATAAACCGTATAAGAATTTATCAGGCTCTCGCCCTTAAAAAGCATCAGATCGTAGGTGAGCGTTGAAAGGTATGTTGATGAGAATGAAACTTTGTTATCAGTCAATGCCGAAACAATAAAGCTGAATACATCATAAACCCGGTAACCTTTGTAATAGATCCCGATCGTTGATCCGTAAACGCCTGAAATAGATGAAAACAAATCAACCTGATAATAATTAATCGGGGTTAAGTTTATTTTATTCTTTGTTTGCGTTGCCCTTAAATCAACTTTTAACTCCCGGTTGTTATACAGGTACGAATAAAAGCTGTTGTCCTGAACCTTTGCTTTGATGTTTACAGGCTGTTCAGATATTTCAATCTGCGGTATTTTAATTATTCCGGTATAAGTCAGATAGGTTTCAGATGGGCTTATCTGGTCATAAATGTCCACCGCTATTTCATTACAGATCGATTCATCAAAGATTGATTTGATGTATTGATACCCGCTTATTTCACCCGGAGTTAAGTCGTTATTATTATTCCATACCAGTTCCACTTCCTGAGTAATCAGAATTCCCTTAAGCTGGTTATCCCGCTTTATGGTAGTTACAGGCAGTCCTTCGGGCTGATCTGTTAGCTGATTATCTAGGTAGAATTTGAACATCTTATTGACTAATATTCATAACCTGAAATTTCTATTTTGCCATATCCGACTATTGTACCCGTTGTGGGTACGGCTCCAAAACCCTGCATCCCGATTGCTATTCCCGTTCCTGCTGCGAATTCTAATCCATCAGGAATCGGTATAACCATTGTTGTAACGTGTCCTGCTGTTGAAGTACCGTCACCTGAAATTCCTATTTGCTTACTCCATACAAGCGGTGAACTTATAATAGCTACACCTGCTGTATTTGCTCTCAATGTAAATCTTGCTGAACCTACAGCCGCTACGTTAAAATATGTTAAAGTAATTTCATTAATCCGGTAAATTTTTCCTGTAGTAACAACAGCAGGAGTAGTGGTTGTAGTAACAGCAGCACCGGATTTATAACCTGTCAGGGATTGCATTACTTCGGCTACAGTTGTTATAATCGGAGCGACCATGAAGTGATTTGTAACATTACGCCCAGCATCTTTTAAATTTTGAATTGTAAATCCTGTAGCTCCTTGAGTGCCTTTAGTAAGAGTAGGCGCAAGAACATCCACATCTCCTATATTATTATTTCCAGCAGGAAGTGCATTAGTGATACTTGTTACAGCACCAACGGTTGTTACTGTTGAAAGTGTTTGCGCTGCTGCAATTGTAATGGCTGGCAATGTTAAAACATCAACATCACCTATGTTATTCGTGCCTGCTGGAATTGCATTAATTGTAACGGTTCCTGAAACGGGCTGTGTAACCTGAAAAAATGTGCCAGTTACAGCTTGTGAAGCAGGGAAGTTTGATACAGCAACAGTACCTGATACGGGAACGGCAACGGCTCTTAATTGCGTGTTGGTTAAAGCATCGTTCTGCTGATTGGCGGCTAAAGCAAAACCTGTAATCGCTGCCGGTGGTGTTAGTGCTGCTTGTTGAATTGCCGTAAGTACAACTGGTGTTGATGCTGCCGCTAAAGCCTGACCAAGTGCTGGGGTTTTGGTATCAATGTTTGATAGTGATGTATTGCCGGTTGTCTGTAGGGCTGATGTTGCAAATGTGGCTGATGTAACAGCAACAGATCCCGTTATTGTTGTACTGGTAAGAGTTACTGGTACGGGTGAAGCCCTGATTTCAGCATCGGTTAATCCATAGGTTGTTAGCGGGACGCTTGATTTTATATCAACCAATACCGCCCCTCTTGAATTTACTGAAATAGCTGAATAATCCCCATCGAGTGATGTTACAGCCGCATAAGTATCATTTCTTACACCTAAAATAAAATTACCTGTTGCTCCCGATGCGCTTGGGGAATCTTCTGCATATTCCGTGTTGGTAAACGCACCTGTTACGGCTTGCGAGGCTGGGAAATTAGAAACTGAAACCGTGCCGCTTACGGGTTGCGTTGCAGGAAAGTTGGAAACGCTTACCGTACCAGATACCGGTTGAGTTACTGCCGACCCGTCAACAAGAGCCGCTCCCGTAGCCGATATAGCAAGGTCATCGGTTCCGTCTGATATGATTACTTTTTCTACGAATGCCATTTATTAAATTATAAACCAGTTTGCATTATTATTTATAAGTGTGATGCTTGTCCATTGGAATTTAATAATCTGAGTTAAAGCCCCGTCAATTGTTTGCGCTCCACTTGCATCAATTACTATGTTATTAGCTGTTGAACTAATCTTTTTGATTGAGTAAACTGCTGTGTTGCCAATCGCTGTAGGCAGGTTCATTGTGATTACTCCAACGGTATCGTATTTCCTGATGTCGGTGTAACTGTGTAAGGAGTAGTTGAAACTGGAATGGTTGTATATCCCGATCCAGTAATTGTTGAATAGATTGATCCTGTTACATCATCATAAGCAAGCCCCGCCCCGACCAGATTACCAACTGCATCCTGAGCGTTTTCATCTGAGTAAACTGAGGACTTTGCGATCCATTGAAGTCCTGTTGATGTTGCATTATTACGGGATAGCACATATTCGTTTGCGCCCCCTGGAAGTATCGTATCGCTCACCCCGTCATGACTTAACAGGTCGGCTTTGGCTGTCAATAAAGCACCTCCTGCATTAGTGAACCCCGATACGATCATCTCCTCAATATCTTCCATCAGGGCGGCTGCCGAAGCGGGATTGGATAAATACCCTGCATACCCATCGACCACATCCAGATAATAGATTGAAAGCTCCCTATTCCTGCCACCTGTTCCGCTTTGGGTATCGCTCCAATAAATGTTGACATAATCACCGCTAACATCCATATCAATAGCGAACTTGGGTAGTAGCCACGTTCGCCATAGATCGGTTATTTCGATCTGATGCTGATTCTTATCGTCAATAAAATAGATCACCTTCTATAAATATCTTGTTTTAAATGCGATGCAACAGCCCTTCCGATTGCATCCACGTTGGTTATAGGCTGCCCCTTTTTATGTATTTGAGAGTATTCGTAAGCACTCATCCCGGTAGCGTTCATAACCATCGATTCGGCTATGTTGGATGCGAAAGATTGTTGCTTTGATTTCTCATGTTTCTTAACCTGATTGTTAAGCGACGGAGCCATTTCACGCTTCATGTAGTGCTTATCAAAAGTGCCGTCAAACATTTTGTCCAGAACTTCCCCATAGGTTTTAACTCTGCCATGTGGAAGCACTTTAGTTCCTGATGCTAAATAGGTTATCTCTTCACCCTCTTCACCAACACGGGCTAGTCCTTCTTTAGCTGATTTAGTTCCTTTGCGGTATGGGTTTGGCTGGCCTAGAACGAAAGCTTCCTGAGCCAATCCCGCAGCACCTATGAGAGCAGCCACAGCTATATTTGCAGGATATGCAATCTCGGCAAGTGCAGCGGCTACAGCACGGGCGGTGTCGATAGCGATCTTAATTACCGCTGCCGCCTTATCAATATTAAACTGTTTCTTTTTTAACCGATTAGATTCAGCTAGAGCCTTCTTTTCCGCAGCAGCCCGTTTCTTTTCGAGTTGCTCAGATAAAATATTTGCATCCGTTTCAGAGATGCGGCGTTTGGCTAGGTTATCATTGAGTGATTCTTCCTGCAAATCCAATGAAGCGATTTCAGCATCCCGTATGGATTCAATTTCCGCTATCCTGTTATCGGTCTGTTGAGCGTAAAGAGATTGTAATGAATTGGCAAGGTTTTCAGCAGCATCAAATATTTCAGCGTTCTTTTTAAAGAAAATATTAACCTCGTTATCAGCTATCTCTTTTGTTTTAGCCTCTTCAAATATTGCAAAACCGCCAACCAGCGATTCAAGGTTTTTGATATACTCCTCGTATGCTTTCTGTTTCTTTGCGTTGGCTTCTTCAACTGTATTACTGGTAACATCAGCCCTGATTTGCTCCTCTTCGTAAATCTTAAACAGTTTTTCCCGTGCCTCATTGAAAGCTGCATCTTCACCCTCTGCTGATGCTTTAAACCTGATCTGAAACTCAAATAAGGAATCTTTATCCTTTATTTTATCCTCGGCACGGTTGATAATTCCAAGTAGCTCGTCTTGTTCCTTTTCAAGTTGCTTTTTGAACTCTTCCCATGCCTTTTGTTCTGCTGCCTGTCGATCTTCAAGTGCCTTTGCCTGAGCCTTTCCCGCCAGTTCATTCAGCTTCTTACGGGCTTCCAGTTCCTTATTTATCAGCGTTGCATTATCCTTTGAGATAACATCCGATAATGCTGCATTGGCTTTTAAAAGAATGTTTAACTCCGATATAGATTTGTTCTGTAAAAGCTGCGATGTTAACGCTCTTTTTTGTTCTGCATCTAGTGAATTCTGCTGATCCTTTCGCTGCTGTACGGTCTGCTGAAAAACAGTCAATTCATCCCGCGTAACCTGTAACCGGTCTTTATAAATCTTTAATAGCTTTGGTTCAATATCCTGAACCAGCAGGGCTTTTTTAAGTTGCTCTGAACTTACTTCAATGTTTACCAGCAACTCTTCCCTCAATGAATTTACCGCATCCCTAGAAGCCTCAGCCTGACTTAAACCCAGTTCCCTGTTTTGTTTTATACGCTCTTCGATCTTTGCCCCGATCTGCTCGGTGGTGGTTTGGATTACCTTTGCATCCCTTACAAATAGTTGCGAAAAATCACCTGATCCCAGCCTTTTAAAATCATCCAAAAGATTCAAAACACCCTCAAAAAATGCTTGCTTCATCTTTACAAAAGCGGGTGCAAGTCTTTCTCCTACCGTTTCCTGTAAGTTATCAGCATCATTTTCGAGCTGCTTTAATTGTCCTGAAAGTGATTCTGTTGCAAGGGCGGTTGATCCTGTAAGTTTGCCCGTAGCATCTAAAAGGGTGTTGTAATTACCCATTATAGTGCCCGTGTCGTCAAACTTTAAACCGGCCTCAATTAACCCCCGTGTCTGACCTTCTAGGGCACGAATGAAAACGCTGGTAGCTTCGGGAATGTCCTTTTTAGTAGCAGATGCAAAGTCAGCTATCTTTGGGATCAGCTTTTCGATTTGTGTAGAAGTAAGCCCGAATGTGGCAAGTGCCGTTTGAGCCTGCTGAATAGAATCGTCTGAAAAGATACTGATACCTTGTAACTGCTCGGACTGCTTAATCAAACGATCATAAGCCGCTTCGGATTCTCCGCTGATTTGGGTAATGGCAAACTTTAAACGGCTTGCATTTTCTTCCGCTTCTAAAAATGCGTTGACGGATGCTTTACTGAAATCTATTATTGCGCTTACTGAAAAAGCTGCTCCGAGCGATGCAGCGATACCAAGCCCGATTGATTTAATTGAGCCTGAAACATCGTTTAATGCCGCTTTTGTTTTGCCTCCCAGCGTTTGAATATTGCGGGTTGCTTCCTGAATCTTCTTATCGTACTCGGCAATGTCTTTTGGGTTAAAAGCAAGTTTGCGTAACTGCCTGAGTTTGGCTAGTTGCGCTTCTTCATTCTTGAGTAATTCAAGCCGTTTTTTAGCGGCAAATTCCTGAGAGGTTAAATTCTTTTGTACCTGCTTATTGCCCTCGGTTTGCTCTTTAGTAATCTCACCTTGAGCCGCTACGACTTTTTTCAGCTCGTTTGTTAGCTGGTCAACTTCTGCGCGGTACTTTACTAAGATTTCCTGAGCCATTGCGTTAGACGGGGTATATGTCCTGTCATAGCGGGACACGCTAACGCAACTATTTTTTTAAAAGCGAGGGATTAAATGCAATGTTATTCTTATTCTGATCGGCCTCGTATCTTGTGACAAAGTTATCAAACTTTAATATAAAATCACCAACACTTGACTTTTTTATTTCATGGTATTCAACCATGTTATTATCACACAACTTTAAGAGCGTTTTCTCTCGGTCTTTCGAAGTGGCGCGGATTTTAGTTCTGATCTCAAATAATCGATCTGAGTTTGCAGATCCTTCTGTGCCCGAATCGAGTCGTTCCAGTATTCGTTCCACTGTTCTGGTGACATACTGGTGATTTCGGTTGTGTTCCTCAATTCGGGCAACTGAAAAAACTCGTAAGCGGTACGGGTTTTAACACATTCTTTGAAAGCTATTACCTTTTCATTATGGATCGATTCAACCCATTCTGACATTGATTCATCCTCCCTGATGTAATGACAGGCAATGAAGTTATAAAGCAGTTCGGTATGGATCACCATTTCAGAACGTAACCTGATCTCACGGTTTACCCACATCAATATTTCCAACTTCCCCTTTTTACCCTCAACAAGCTGTTCTATTACTTGCGCTTGTAAGTCCAAAAGGGCGTGTAATTCGGTTGGTTGAACTCCTGCTGCCATCCACATTGTAAACTCAACGGCCTTACCGTAATGTTCAAGGCCGATACCGAGCTGGGTATTGATACGGTAATAATTTATCCCTGCATTGTCCGCAAATCCAAACTCAAGGTCTTTAGCCGAAAGTTTGTGAATCGGTTTAGGTGCGGGCGGTTTTTTCTTGTTTAGTTGGAGGTATCTCATGCTATTTCATTAAAGCCACCCACCTAGAAACAGGCGGTAGGCAAGGGTGATAATTTCCATCAGGTAAGCGAATGAACCACTGCTGGTAAAAGGTGTCCTGTGCCAGTTGATGCCCAAAGTGACGTATCAACTGTAAGTTCTTTTGACTGGGTTTCTTTATCATACTTCTCAATAAGTTTATCCAGTTCGTTGCGGATGTGGAGAAGTCCGCGCATCATTTCGAGGTCAGTCATTGGATGAAGATTTAGCTTTACCACAGCACGGAAAACTTTTCTTTCGGGCTTCCTGTTTCTCTTTATGCCATTTAAAATCAAATGCATACATAATGATTCCGAATATTATCGTAAAAATTAATCCTGCTGTAATTGCTTCTATTATTTCACTCATCCTTATGCCACCATTTAGCAATGTTATAATTAAGTCCTGCCGTTGCAAGTGCTGCAAAAGGCCACAGTATAAACCAGCCCCAAAGATTCAGGTCGTAATAGAATAGAAATAACAAGGTCGGAATCATTGAATGAACCGATCCCATACAGATTATGCAGGAGTAAAGCGGCTTTGAATGGAAGTATGAAATGTGCTTTCCGATGTAATACCGAACCCACCAGAATATCATTTTACTGTCTTGCTCAGGTTCAGGCCAGTTCTTTTTAATCAGCTTTGAGGCTTTATCGAACTCTTCATCCCCATCGAACTGACAGGAAGCGTAAAAGCCTACTGATATGGATGAACAGATTAGGATGAGGGCGATTAGGTCGATCATACCTGACATCCTTGAGTACTAACCATAAAAAACCCGTTGCTATCGGTTTGCCCTTTATTGATCCCAAAGGTTATGCAGCAACCCGAATCGGTTGAACCGTCTGTATTGGTGATCGTAAAATGCGAAGGATTGCCTGTTGTGGAATTGGTGAAATTGATCGTATAAACATGATCCATCAATGGGAAAAGTGATTGAATCTCGAATACTGCATCCCCATTGGCATCGGTTACAAAGTCGATGTACTGAATTGATCCCGTCGCAACGTCCTCAATCTTTGCGATCATGTTGGTATCAATATCGGTGAATTCCAATACTTCCATGTAGTAAGGATCGTAAGCGCCTGAATAGATACACTCAGGTAATGGGTTAATTTGAACGCAAGGGGTGCATAGTGACATACCAACAAAAGTAACTACCCATTCCATACTACGTTAGCTATTGAATTGCTATTGAGTTGCTATTGTGATATACCCTTTAAATAGTACCTTTAGTAAAAACTTATCGCTATGTCAATACTAACTGTTTTAATCGTTCTGATCGTTGTTGGGGTTATTTTATATTTAATCAATACTTACATTCCAATGGATAGTAAGATCAAATCCATTATCAACATCGTGGCCGTTCTGCTTGTAATTATCTGGATATTAAAAGCGTTCGGAATACTTGAATATTTGTCGGCAGCGAGGATTTAAATATTATCTTTGCGCCAATCATTGTATTTAGATTAAGGAGCGTGTTGTTAACGCAAGCTCTTAACTGCTAATTAGGAGCAGTAATCAACCCGCAGATGTGTTAGCGTCTGCGGGCTTTTTAAATATTCCTGTACGTCATCAGGATTTGTTTGAAGCAAAGATTTACAACCGCCCTGAATCCATCCAAAAAATCGGCCCTTTGATCGAGGTTAGTTCGGTCTTTTTTGATTATCCCACCAAAGGCATCGCATTGAACCACACGGTTATCGTTGCAAGTCATCCGCATAGTTTCAGGATTCAACTTCACATCAAACCGTGAGCCTGGCTGTTTTGCCATGAATAAAAGTGAGTTGCAATCAGCACGGCTATTTAGGTGCGTTGGATTGGCTGGGGCTTGGAGTTGATGTTCTGAAAGTCCTAATCCTTTTAACAGTTCCATGTAATGCGAGGCGTTATCGACTCTTCCAATATCTCGCCTGTTGCCCATTGAATCGCCTGTAATAATGCAGTTAAATAGGGCGTGACCGTACTTTTGTTTTATCAAAGCGATCATAGCAGGTATTGATCCGTTTTGAATCTCGGCCTCATCGATCCCCCATAAATGATGACCTTCCTGATCCTGCCAGTAATGCCAAAACGTGACGGCAAAGGGGTTCAGGTTAAAGTCAATCGAAATATACAACCTTCTGTCACGCCTGTAAACTGCAATAGGTGAGGTATGGTGCAGCGTATCCCATTGGAAGCTGAAAGGGTTTGAAACATCCCGCTCAACATCCCAGTTACCGTATAACAGCCTTTCACGGTCATATTCTGAATGCATCTTTTCGAGCTGTTCAGAATAAAGTTTAACAAATGCCGTATCTGGGTTATCGGTAACAAGAGCCCGTACAAACTTTTGATACGGTTTTAATTTGATCTTTTGGCTTGTGATTGAATCAAACAGGTAAGTGTTTTTGATCCATCCCGGTGAAGGATTGCAGGTCACCAATACTTTTGGAACCAGCCCGAAGTCCTCGAGTTTCCAACGGATCCGGCTGTTCACAATATCAAAGGCTTTCTGGCTTATCTCAGTCCCTTCGTCAATGAAAGCATCGGTGTACTCGGTTGAACCTAAACTGATGAAATCAGGATCGGACGGATACAGGAATAAATCTTTAAGGATCGACTGGCTCCCGTTACTCCAGTTTATGTAGTGCTTCTGGGAGTTGTAAGTATAATCAACCCCCATCTGGTAGCCCATTTGCTGACAGACTTTGAAAAGGGTGATGAGTGTGGATTGTTCTAATGCAGAAATTTTAGCCCTGCCGACAAGTCCCCTGCTGCCCGGATAGGTGGCGCGGTTGGTAATATGCCATACGCAGCCGAGATATGACTTCCCGCCACCTGCTGCACCACCATAGAATATCTCTGTAGTGGTCTTATCGTTCAGATAATACCAGGCATCCTTCTGTTTGCCCTCAAAAACAATCGGCTTACTCTGGAGGGTTTCCGTTGACAATGATGGATGGGGCTTGGATTGATTCGCCTTTACTTGTTATGTCAATTGGCTGTTTTACTTTGTGATAGGCTCGATCTAAAAGTATCTCAGCCGCCCTTGCGTTACCGCTTTTTGCATCTTTAACCAGCCCCATTAAAATTGCTTTTATTTCACTGTCATCTTGATCCTCATTACCTAAAACTTCAATTAAAAGCCTATCAAGGTTAGGTAGTTTTTTAGGTGCGCCGCTCCGGTTAATTCGCTCAGGGTGATCTTTAAATCCTCCATCGGGTGGTTTGGCATTCTTGTTTGCCATTTGGTTGATATTTCGTAGTAAACCCGTCAAACATACAAAATTATTTACAACTTAACAAAAAGGTTAATGAAATTACAATTCAGTCAAATCCCACTCAATAAATTCCTTTCCCTTTGGAACGATCTCGGTTTCGATCACAGCCCTGCGTATTAATTTATCGTTGAATCCGTATTTTTTGGAAAGGCAATCAGTAAAAAATTTGATGCAATTGTCAAAATCCGATGCTTTGGAACTGAACCCGAATTTCAAATAAATCTGAAGCGATCCTGTTGGCGGTTTGAAATCATGCGGTAAAAGCCACATAACTGACCTCTCCCAGACTTTATGGTCATCGGTCTTGTACCTAGTCCCCCGATACCCTTCATTCACGGAGAGGGGGCGTATTGCGATTATTTTGGTCATAAATCAAAAGGGGTTGTCATCCTGATTATTTTGGTTAGGCGTCATGGTTGGTTTTGGTAGTTGAGTGCTGATAAGCGGACTGTTTCCGTTCTGGTCAAAGAATCCGAAATAACCTTTTATCATTTGAAGTTTAACGGGTTCATCTTTCGGGGTTGGCCTGCCTCCTGTTTGGGTGTCTTTGATTTTGCGGACGTGGATATGGGTTATGTTAAAATCGGTCGGGTGCTGAGAATACCGGTGAAAGGTTATGAAGTCATCTGCACGGTTCGCAAACTTTCCTCCGCCTTCGGTATCGGCTTTTTCAGGAGGCATTGGGAATCCTGTATAATCCCCGTCTTTGTGTTTTGCCCTGAGAGCCTCGGTTACAGCGTGAGTATTCAGGTAAATGGAGCACTGGGTTTTTTTGATGAATAGCCTCATTTGGCTTGTAACCTGATAGTGGTATTCGTGGCTATTGAAAAACTTATCTCCAGCTTTGTCAAGGTCAAGCGCATTGTAGGGATCAATTAAAAATCCCTTGTAATCCCCTGTCTGACATAACCGAGTTCCAATCTTTAAAAGCTTCGGTGCAGTGATGTTGTCGGTGATCCGGATTATGGCAAAATTATTTAAACTCCATTCGTACCACTGCCTGTATTCATGGTCGGTAAGGTGTGTAATTGATTTTCCTGTTACGAACTGGATTGTGTCTTTACGAACCTGCGCTTCTGAATTTTCCATACAGGCAAATATCCATTTCCACCCGTGAAGCCTGTTCGCAACAACAGCCATGTAAACCAGTACGGCAGTTTTTCCTACATTGTCATGCCCGTTACAGATTACAAGGGATGAAGGCTTAAACCTGAAATAATTATCAAACGAATCAAAGCCTGTTGATAGTCCGTGTTTGATTGTTCCGGTACGGGAATTTTGCATATACTCGGCTTCGTTTTCAATACCTGATACCTCACCGTGAGTGCCGTTGTCAAAAATCTTTTCAAGCTGGGAAATGTTTGAATAAAACTCATCAAACAGTTTTATGCAGTCCACTGAATCGTCATGCGCTCCTGAAATCATAGTGCCTGAAATCCTGATTATTTCCCGCTTAATGAACATTTGCTGAATGATCCTGCCAGAGTATTCCATCTGTGCCGGATTCATGTACTGATTTGAAAGCTGGGTGAGCGAGTATGCGCCTCCGACATTATCGAGTTCACCGGAAGTTTTTAAGAATTGCGTTACCGTTTTAAGATTTGGCGACGGAATTGAAAGGATTGCATTCCAGGTTTTCTGATGAATGTCTTTATAAAAATGTTCAGGCTTTAGGAAGGTAACATATTCTCGATTGCATTCCATTGTCAGGCACTGCCCGATAATTCCCTGTTCCAGATCAATCGCCTGCGGAGGTAGTTTTCCTAATTGTGCTGTGTTATGATCGAAAGGTTTAATTTTTCTCATTGGCAACTTTTACTACTGAAAGGTTTGGTGACTGAATCGTTTGATAAAAATCATTCTGAGCTGAATAATCTTCTTTTTTAGGGATGAAGGTTTCGGGGTTTTTTGCGCCTCTTAAATTTGCCCATGATTGAATAGTGAGGTTTACGGACTTGTATTTTTTTAGTAGGTCGGCTTTATTCTCCATGTTTTCTAAAATGTCCCGTATTGCGGATTTATCAATTTTTGTGACAAGTCGTTCGGCTTCCTGATTAGTTAACTGGGATTTAATTTTTGAAACGTTGGGTAATGAATTCTTAATCCAAAGGCAAAGAGGGTGAGTTAAAGGCTCTCTCTTTATTTCATCTTCTATTATATTATCTTCTTTTATGGTTATCGTTTGGTTATCGTTGCGATATAACGCGGGGATAACGGTCGTTATAGTTGCGTTATCTTTATTCCACCTTTTAGCCATGCCTTTTTTACCAGATGCGCTATTTTTTTTTGATACCTCTATTGCGTCATGATATTGATTAATAAGGAATTGAATAATAATTTTATCGCCCTTAACTTTAATAACACCCTCTTTAATTAACTCATTAATAAGTTCAGGATAATTGAATCGTTTTTTTACTTGATCAAGGGTTAAATCACACTCTCGCTGCCAGTAGATGCTCTGTATGTTCGTGAATAGCCCCTGTGCGGCAAGGGAACAGAATTGAATAGATCCGGTTAAGTAATGAGCTGGCTCAAACTGAAAATAAGGGAGTTCTTTAGCCATAAATTATAAGGAATTAAAAAACCCGACCGGTGCATCCCCAAAAGGCCGAACTACACCTGAAATGTAATTTTCTTTTGGATCAGCCCCGGTCGGGCTATGAGTGGTATAGTTAATCATTTCAGTATAATAATTCGGCAACACAATAATATAAAAAGTTAAGTTAACCACTTAACATTTTTGTTAATACTTATTAACAAGTTTTTCCCATTCCCTCAAAGCCTTCTCAACCGCTTCATCTTCTTCAGGCGTAAAACTTTCATCCCGCATTTTCGTGTTCAATTCAGTAAAATCAATTCCGGTTTTAGCTTCAATGAATTTTGTGATGCCTGGCGTATTGTTGCGGTTGAATAGGTCATGAATGGTCATTTCAAATCCTTTATTAAATATCCGACAAAGGTTAAATTCATATCGCCTACCATTCCCTTTAAGTCAACTATCCGCAATGCGGGTAGCGGGTAGTTAGCAAACATTAAAACGATTTGCTAACAACGGCTATAAAGTAATAAACCAAAAAGCCTACGCACGTTTCTTGTTTCCATAATTTTCGCTTTTACCACAATGCTTAACAATTTGCTCGTGTATAATCGGAATCCTTTTATACCCTTCTTCTTTCAAAAGATTTTCAGCGTATAATAATGCCTTTACTAATTCCTCAATATCCTTTTTACAATTTTCCATTTTCGTCTTTTTTAAGATTCTCAATTTGTTGAGCTGCATATTCGTTATCTGCCCAATTCCTTAACTCTCTCGCTAATTCAGCATTCGTGCTTTCAATGTGTGTGGCATACGCTCTCATTGCTTTTCTACTTGCTTCTGCGTATTTGTCGTCTCCTTTTGGTTTCAACACAAAATACTTCATTTGTAATCCTTCCATTGTATTTAGTTTTTAGTTTATAATTCCTTCGCTTTTTTTGGTTTACTACTTATAGCCGTGT